TTTACTTATCTTTGTAATGTTCTTTGAAAATATAATGTGGCTATGTGAGTCTCCGAGAGGATAACCATTACCTAATACAATAAACCGGGAGTGGTTCTGTTTTAGGTCTTAGAGTTGGTGAAAGTATTGGTGCAAATGTCTTACTTCTAACATACAAAAATCAGATACAACGTTAGACACACAATTCTCCACATAAACTTATTGACGGCTATGTACAGGGTTACTTCTACAAAACAATGGATGTTATCATACTCATACTCTTTCCGTCTAAAAATATTAAGTGGCTATCTATTAACTTACTTCTAAAATTTATCTGTAAAATAAAAATTAGTTGTAGTCTTCCCACTTTAAAAAAATTAATGGCTATATGTTTGGTTACTTCTATCTTCATCTTTAATGAAACCAATCACCAACATAATCCCCATTTAACTTAGTTCTTTGATAAAAATATTACTGGCTATGAGATGAATTGTCTTATTCGTAAGAGAATCATTAGAGTTACTTCTTAAATTAAAAATAAAAACAAAAACTCACTCGTTCAATTTCCAGTTTTTTAACCCGAGGGGGTAGCTCAGTTGGTAGAGCAGGAGTCTGTACTTACTCGATAAATTTCTGAGTATTCGGCTACTGTCAGAGTTACTTCTACTATTTGGAACTCCGTGCCGCGTGGTTCGAATCCCGCCCCCCTCACAAATTGTTTCTCGTGAAACAACTATAAATAAATAATTAACAACAATTTAAAACAACAATTATGGCAACAAAAGTAAAAACAACAGACGAAAAAGTAAAAGAACTATTTGATTTAGTTCAATCAAAAAAATTAGCAATTGAAAAAGCGGAGAGACCTTGTTGGAAAACAAGTGGTAACTTTGGATATTCAGCAAATTCTGCACATGACAGAACAACTATCGCTACGGTGACTGATGTTCGTAAGATTGTAGAAATGTATGCTTTTATCATGGACAGAAAAGATAAATCAGAATCGGCAGCTAAAGATTTGGGTGTTGAATACAACTTTACTTGGTTAGGATTTTCGGTTGATGAGTGGAAAGAAGATTTCCAAACTCGAGTAAATCAAATATCCTTTCAAGAAAAACGCAAAGAACTTGCTGAATTAGAATCTCGTTTGAACGCAATTATCTCACCAGAGTTAAAGGCACAAATGGAACTTGAAGCAATCGCCGAACTTTTAGATAAAAACTAAAAGTTTATTTTCTTAGTTTAGTAAAACTAAGTGGTGGAATCAGACCTCTAAACCGGTCAAGCCCCGGAGGGGTTGGTGAAAATCAACCCTTCCTTTTTTTGAAAATTTATATATATTTAATAATATGAGAATAGTTTTAATATCGGACACACATTCATTACATGAACAAATGCCACACAATTTACCTAAAGGTGATATTTTAATTCACGCTGGTGATTGTACAAATGTAGGTAGAGAAAAAGAAGTTGGTGATTTTATTAGTTGGTATCAAAATTTAGAATTTGACACCAAGATTTTTATTGCTGGTAATCATGACATATCTTTTGAAAATAAACCAAATTGGTTGAACACCTATCTTTATGAAGAAAATTTACAACAATCTAATGTTACCTATCTAAGAGATGATTCTATAACTATAGATTTTCCTGAATTTTCAAGACCAATTAAAATTTATGGTAGTCCATGGCAACCAGAATTTTATAGTTGGGCTTTTAATTTACCAAGAGACGGTGAAGAACTTAAAAAGAAATGGGAACAGATTCCTGATGATACCGATATACTTATCACTCACGGTCCCGCATTTGGTATATTGGATTATGTGATGGATAAATATGGTCAAAGAAATGTTGGATGTCAACTATTAAAAGAACGTGTTGATGTGTTAAATCCATTAATGCATGTTTTTGGACATATTCATTATTCATATGGAACAGAAAAAATTAACGATACATTATTTGTAAACGCATCAATATGTACAGAACAATATAACCCCATTAATGAACCAATTGTGGTTGATTTAACGGAGGTTGATGGTAAATTTGTGGTAACGGTCGTTCAAGAATAAAATAGTTGTTTAAATCAACAATAAACACTATCTTTGTAATGTTCTTTAAAATATGGGGATGAATGGAATTGATTGGCGTTTATGGGGTAAATGGGCACGTAGTCGGATGTCATCTACGACTTTAATCAACGGTGGTAAAACTCAAACGGCAACGTTTACAACAACATGGAGGTAGCAGGTTTACTTGCAACTTCTAAAGTAGCAGCCTAATAACTGTCACTTAACGGGTCGATGGACATATAACCTTGGAACAGAAGTCCCTACGGTGTGGTACCTATCAAAAAAGGTACAAATGGTTTCGTTCAGGGTGCTACCATAATTGAAGTGAACCCGACACAGTTTCTGATAACGATGTCAAAATAGGAATCAGATATTTGTCAGTTGTGAATAATTGAATAAACGTGTAGTCCATCTATTTTATGGCGAACAAGACCCGGGTTCAAATCCCGGCATCTCCACCCGTTAACTTTTTTGAGTTTTCGGCATATTTATTAATATGTCGAACTCAATTAAGTTAAAAAAATTTCACTTTATTTATAAAACAACCAATTTACTTAATAACAAGTTTTATATTGGTATGCACTCCACTAGTAATCTAAAAGATGGGTACATAGGTAGTGGGACACATTTAAGACGTTCAATTAGAAAATATGGTATTGATAATTTTAAACTTGAAATTTTAGAATGGTGTAACACAAGAGATGAATTAATAGAAAGAGAAAAAGAAATCATCACCGAAAATCATATTAACAATCCTAATTGTTATAATATGAAGAATGGAGGTTTAGGTGGAGGTAAATTTTACAGCAAAGAACATCAGTTTAAATGTTCCCAAGCTGCAGGTTTAAAACATTCCGAAAGAATGAAAAATGATGAATCATATCGTTTAAATCACTCGAAAAAAATATCTGAAGCGAACAAAAGGAGAATTGCTAGAGGTGAAACTTCTTTTTATTGCGATTGGACAGGTAAAAAACACAAGGAAGAAACTATTCAAAAAATGAAAGAAAGTAAGAGAGGTCATGGTATTGGAAAACAAAATTCACAATATGGGTTAAAATGGATTACAGACGGTAACACCAATCAAAAAATAAAAAAAGACGAACCATTACCTGAAAACTGGAAATATGGTCGTATTAATAATTAAACAAGAAACCCACCAATTGGTGGGTTTTTTATTTTTATTTTACTACTGTTTGACTTGGGTCGGATAATTTTTGAATATATAAATCAACTAATCTTGAAATCATTTCAGGTTTTTCGTCTGACTTAAACTTAACTTTAATTTTAGCCATTCCCGAACCATCTGTATTTTTACCAGAGTCAACTTCAATTCCTTTAATATTGGATTCATATCCCCTTTTCTTAAAGATACCAAGAAGTGATTTTTTTAGTTCCGATACTTTAGAACCACCAATTATCAATCTTGCTTCAAATTCAATATCCAATTCATCTAATCCAATTGACGAATGGTCAGCTAAGATATAAATTGGGACATCCATTGTATTTTCCCCAATTACAAATCTTTGTAATTTAGGATTTCCGTTTCCATCGAAATAATTACGGAGTGAATTGATGTGTTGTCTTTCACTTATATTCTGAGCCACCATCGCGGCTTCAAGTAAACCTCCAACAAGTTCTTCTATGTTTAATCTATTCATTTTGTGTGTTATTATTTTACACAATATAACAAAAATAAACGAGAAAAAAAAGTGTTAATATTACTTATTGTTTGGGTCAGCTGTCAAAGGAATCAAAGATGGTTCTAACATTTGTGTTAGATAATCAGATAACTTTAACATACCTTCAGTAGGTGGTAACTGTTCAGCGTGTACTTTTACATTGTATTTAGCTGAGTTATCAGTACTTCTTGTGTTCTCTTTGTGAGTAGCAACACTACCAGCCATTGTAGCTGAGTATTTCATACCCCAAAATCCACCTGATGCTGTAGCACTGAAACTTCCACTCGTATCTGATGAATCTTTATTTACTTCAGAAGTTTTAATCTCCATTGTAAATTCAATATCAGCAGATGTGATTGCTAATGCTGGAAGCGGTACTAATGGTAACATAGGTACTTTAGAGTATAAAGTTTGAACTGATTGTTCACCTGTAGCTCCATCAGTCATTACTCTGTTCATTTCCACATCCAAAGAACGAGCAACTGTTTTACCGTTTTCGTCTTTTGTGAATGCTACTTCGTTGATGTATTTCCATGTTACATCGTTTAATTTTGCTTGACCTTTAGCCATACCGACAATAGGAGATACAATTAAGTCTTCTATTGGTAAACCGGTAAATTGTGATGAAATGTCTGATGCCATAATTTTTTTGTTTTTTGTTTTTTGTAGTTTATTTGTTTATTATTCCAATAAATATCTGCAAATCACTTAAACTTTACCATCCCCTTATATTCTTTTTTAATTTTTTCAATTTCGGACACCGCATCCTTAAATGATTCTTTAATTTCATCGTTAACCGTAAAATTAAAGATGGTTTGACAATGTGGACACGCCGATATTGGGTGTTTAATAATAAACTCTAAAGATAACCCCAAAGGATTTTGACAAGATGGACAGGGTAGAGACATATTTTAAATATAAATAAAAAAAATGACAAACTGAACCTATATAAACGAACAAAGAGGTCGTTAAGACCCCTTTGCCGAGATGTTGGATACCTCCTTTCATTTTTTTAGATTGCTTATTGTTTACCGGTGACCAAACCAATAAACTCTACATATAAATATCTTGAAAAAATTATTTATACATAAATTTGTGCTAATTTTTTTATCGCTGATAATGACATCATTCCACCCATAATGCCCGGTAATGAACTTTTATTTTCGTCACCTCCCGATTGTGTATTTGGTGATGTTTCATCCCCCGACTGTGAATTTTGTGCAATGTAGTCACTTGTTGTTGGGTCATTTGCAATTTTTTCTCTAAATGATGGGTCATTTGATATCCTTTCTTCAAATGAAGTTAAAGATGGTATACCAAAATAAGCCAATAAATTATTTGCCATGATAAATTTTCTAAATGCGTTTCGTCTATCTTTTCTTGCGCCAACATTTAACCACCATCTTTGAATTCCTGTCTCAGGTAAAACTCCTTTTTTTGAAA